TGCGGGCCCGTGTGGCGGCACCAACGAAAACCCGGTCGGCACCATTTACATCGCGTTGCACTCACCCCAAGGCGTGTGGTCGAAAAAACTCCATTACCCCGGCCCGCGGGCGACCGTGAATCGTCGCTCGGTCAACGCCGCGCTGGATTGGTTGCGCCGCGAGCTGGTGCGCGCCTCGCGCGGAGCCACGCGGGGTGCGCACGCCGGCGGACAGTCGTAGATGCAGTGTGTAGCAGCCGACGTAAGCAGGCTGGCTTTGCGAAGGGGGACCAACCCAGCCTCGTTACCTCGGCTGCTACGACCACGCTTGAGTTTTTCTTGGGGGATTAACCGAGCAGGTTTTTCAAGGCAGCCAGGTATTTCTCCTGGGTGCGCTGGATCACCTCGGCGGGCAACGCGGGCGCGGGGGGCGTCTGGTTCCACTTGATCGCGAGGAGATGGTCGCGGACGAACTGTTTGTCGTAACTCGGGGGCGAGCAGTCGGGCTTGTATTGGTCGGCGGGCCAGTAACGCGAGGAGTCGGGCGTGAGCACTTCGTCGATGAGGACAAGGTTGCCGGCTTCGTCGGTGCCGAACTCGAATTTGGTGTCGGCGAGAATCATCCCGGCGGCGCGGGCTTTGTCATGGCCTAATGAATACAAGGCGAGGCTGGTGGCCTTGACCTTTTCGTAAAGGGCGCCGCCGACGGCGGCGGCGCCCTGGGCGTCGTTGATGGGTTCGTCGTGCTGGCCCTTGGGCGCCTTGGTGGTGGGCGTAAAGAGCGGTTGCGGGAGCTTGTCGGCCTGGCGGAGGCCGGCCGGGAGACGGTGACCGCAGACCTCGCCGGTTTTCTGATAGGAGGACCAACCGCTGCCAACGAGGTAACCGCGGACGACGCACTCGATGGTGAGAGGCTTGAGTTTGCGCACGATCATGGAGCGCAGTTGCAAATCGCGGTCGGTGATACCGCGGCGGGCGAACTCGCCGGTTTGGTCCGACAGGAGGTGGTTGGGAAGGAGGTGCGAAGTCTGGGCGAACCACCAATTGCTGATCTGGGTGAGAATGATGCCTTTGCCCGGAATGCCGTCGGGGAGGATGACGTCGAAGGCCGAAAGGCGGTCGGTGGCGGTGAGGAGGAGGGCGTCGCCGAGGTCGAAGATCTCACGGACCTTGCCCGAAGCGATGCGGGGAAAAGGCAGGCCGTCGATGGAGGTGACGGCGAGGGCAGGCAGGGAGGAGGCGATTTGGGCGGAGGTCATGGGCGGAAGACGGAGGACAGAAGAGGGAGGAGGGGGTGAGCGAAAGACGAAAAATAGGTTGAAATTAACGCTTGCGCGAAACCAAACCAGTTCTACGGTCTCGCCTCTTCGTTCTTTGCGTCCCCATCGTCTAGCCCGGTTAGGACACTACCCTTTCACGGTAAGAACCGGGGTTCGAATCCCCGTGGGGACGCCACTTTCCACCTCTGACAGCCAAAGAGGACAGCAGATTTGCCAGTTGACGTGGCAAATCTCGCATGTCCCAGGTTGCTCAGTTCGTCATCTCAGAGTTCACGAATCCCTCCGGGGAGGTCGTTTTTCGCGTTACCGGTTGGCTCGACGGTAAGCGCATTCGAAAAAATTATCCGACCCAGGCCGAGGCCACCGCCGCCCGGCAGATGCTGGAAATCCAGCACATCCAGTCAGAAACCGGCGTCCGCGCCACCGCCACCCGGTTGACGGATGAACAGCTCCACGAGGCCGAGGCCGCATTCCGCCGCATCACTGGGAAGCCCCGTCCGCTCTCGTTCTATCTCGACTACGCCCTCGCGAACTACCGCGAGCCCGAGAACCTCAAGCCGCTTTCCGACGCCATTACGGACTATAAGCGTTCAAAGGCACACGAGCACGAGCAAGGGCACATCTCCGCCCCGCAGCTCGCTCGCATCGGCTGGGACTTGAAACGCCTCGACGAGCATTTTCCCAAGCGCTCCGTGGCCGAGCTGACGTTGCCCGCCATCGTCGCTTTTCTGGAGAAAGACCGGCCGGGCATGAAGACCTACAACAACCGGCGCGGCATCATCTCGACGTTTTTCAAGTTCGCCTTTCATCGCGGGTGGATCGTCGAGAACCCCATGCCCAAGGTGCCGCACTACCGCATCCGCCGTAAGCGCGGGTCGGCCGTCACCTTCTCAACGGCGCAGGCTGCCGAACTCATGGAGCACTTCGAGACCTTCGAGGGAGGCCGCTGGATTCCTTACTTTGCGTTGTGCCTGTTCGCTGGCATCCGGCCCGGCGTGCCCGACGGCGAGATCACGAAGATCCGGCCCGAGGATGTGAATCTCGACACGGGGATCATTTCGATTTCCGCCGACGTGTCCAAAGTCCGCGAGCCGCGCCGCATCACCATCCAGCCAAACCTTGCCGCTTGGCTGCGTGCTTACCCGCTCACGAAATTCCCCATCGTGGTCGGGAACTTCAAAAAGCGGCGCGAGAAATTCCGCGACCGCTTCAACCTCTCCCATGACGTGCTCCGCCACACGTTCATTTCAATGTTCGTCGCGAAATTCCGCTCCATCGGCGAAGCCGCGATTCAGGCCGGTAATTCCGAGAGCATCATCCGCAAGCACTACCTCGATTTGAAGAGCACGGACGAGGGCGCGGCATTCTTCGCTATCATGCCCAAGCACGCGGCGGCTTCCGCAGTCGAGCCACCACCTCCGGCGGCACTCGCCGCTTGAGCCTCGGCCCGCACCTTCACCGGTGCGGGCTTTTTCGTGCTCCTGCGATGACACCGCGTCCGTTGCATGAACTCGCCCTCTGATTCCGCTACGCACATCAACTCGCAACTTATCGACATCGTCGGACTCCGCACCTGCGGCATTTTCCCCGCCGGTCGCGAGCCCTCTATCCGCACTCTCCGAGACTGGACGAAGCTCCGTCGTATTCCCTACCACAAGATCGGCCGCCTCGTTTATTTTGATCCTGCCGAAGTCTCCACGCACATCCGCACCAAGTTGAAAATCCCGGCGCGGGTATGAGGCCTACTTAACCCGGTCACACGTGACCGGAATGAATTCCTTTCATGCCTACGCAAGCTTGATGCAAAATCATATCTCTCCAGTCTTGGCGAACTTCCGGCAGTCGCAAACCGCGCCCGCGTTGGGCGCGGTTTTCTCGTCTCCACCATGGGCACTTACAATCCGCAACATTTCCGCAATCTTTCCCTGCTGCGGATTATCGGCACCGAGTTTCTTGTGCGGTTCTTCGCGCAACACCGTGAGTATCTAAACAGCCGAGGAGCGGCACTCCCGGACATCGAAAATCATGCGACACTGAACTACGACCGCCTCCACAGCGCCCTCCTCGCGCCGGCGGATCATGCCCCGAACGATCTGGCCGAGGCGCTCTACCTGATCGACGAAATCTCGAATGAAGAAGGGATCGACGCACTGCGTGAGGAGGTCCGGACAAAACTCCCCAACTTCAACGTAGAGGCTCAGTGGCAGGATGCAGAATTTGCCATCGCCGTCTGGCTCCAAAACGCCCGCGTAGTCGAGGACGCGCACGCGCGGATTCATGCGTTCAAGCAGAAGCGCTTTTTCACTTGGGGCAGCGCGGACGATTTCATTCCCGATCTGCCCGACGATCTGGAGACCGTTGTCGCGCGCATCGCGAACCGTCTGGAGGCGATGTTCTTAGAGGCCGACAATCAGCGCCACGGCGGCGGTCAACCCACACGCCGGTTCCGCTTGTTTCACTATCTGTCCGAAGAGCATCCCGGCACCGTGCGATTTCTCATTCGCCACGCCGGCAAGCTCCAGAATGCACCAAGTGTGAACGATGCGGGCGACTCCTACCTCGCCCTGTTCCGCCCGGAGATTTACGATGTGGTGCTCTTTATCCATGATCGCAAGGAGCTGAAAATCCACGCCGGCTCGAAAATGGAGCAGCGTCTCTACGCCCACGTTTTCGGCGAAAAGCTATGCGGGAATGCCGAGACCTTCACGGAAACCGGCAACTACACGCTCGAACCGTTGCGCGAAGGTCCCGAATCATTGAGTGCTTTGGACGTGGCCGGAATCAGTCGAGTCCGTCTCGTGGAGATCGCGTTCAACCACGGCGGCGAACACAACGAATACGAGATCCGTCGTGCGACCAACCTCTACGCAACGAGCTACTACCTCGATCATGGCTTTCCCGAGGGGGTGGAGATCGACCGTGCCGTCTTCCGCTTCACGCTCGCGCACACGAACAAGGTTCGAAAGGTCTCAATCAAGCCGCCGCGCACCGCCGTTTACACCCGCGACACAGACGGCTTGATCATCGAGCGTTGGCTCCAGGCGCGCGGGTTCTCGCGCCCCATCACCGCTGAAGAAGCCACCGATGTGGATACCGCTACTCAAGAGGCTTGAGCTGTGTGCGACTCTCCGCGCCACCCGGGCCGAATGGAGGCTCCGTCTCGGCGGAGATGTATCTGATGCGCTGGGCTCTCTTCTGAAAATCACGGATTCCGTGGCCGAGGCTCTGCCTTGTTCGCATAGACCCGGATGTGGCGGGTTCCACGAAGTCCGTGCCATGTCCGGTGGGCGCTGGACCGCGGTCAGCGTGGATGACGAGCGTCCGTGCAGGCCCTTCGATGTCCGACAACCCGATCTGGCGATCTATCGCTTCGATCTGGACGGTTTTTTGGCCGGAATCGCCGAAACACTCACCATCGATACCTACATCGACCAGCTCGGTCCGTCTCTTGCGACACTTGGGACTTTCACCAAGCGCCGCGTTCCGGTGTTCGTTTCGTTCGGGAGCACGGCCAAGAAGCATCGCGAAAATCTCGCTGTGGTTCGAACACGCGCTCCCGCCGATTTCGTCTTCCTCCTCTCGCATCCCTGTCCCGACCTCATCGCCATTGAGCGCGAGGTAAGCGACAGCCGAGGACGTTCCAGCGTGCTGACGGGAATGCTGGAGGTTGATCGTCGCGGACGATTGCTTGCGACCTCAGAACTTTCCGAACTTTGGCCTGACCTGGCGATAGAGCCGCCACGGCCTATCGAACCCCTGCGAGTGCCCGTCGGCACCACTTGGGCCGACATCGTGTTCCACCTCACGGACCGCGAGACTCTTAAAGTCAGCACGCGCGCCGGTGGCGACCACAAGACGTTCACGCGCGACGGCCTGGGCATGAACAACCAGCGCAGCAAACTCAACGCAGCTAAAGCGCAGTGGAAACTTCTTCTGATGATCGCACAGCGCTTTCCAAGCGGGTTTGATCAACCCGCCGACGGCAAGGCTCGGACCGACACCGCCAACCATATCTCCGACCTAAACGCGCTACTCTCCCGCGTGGTCGATCCCGCACCGACTACCCGACCCATCCGGAAAAGCCGCAAGGCGGATGACGACGGCTATCGTTGGGACTGTTCTTTCCGTGCAGATTTTTAGCTCCCTGTAATTACAAGGAGCGATCCGCACGCTTCATCGTCCTGCATCCTTCTTCATTTTAGCCGCTTGGGTAAATCCAAGCGGCCTTTTTGCGCCCATTTTTAGGCCCCCCTGTAAAGACCCCCCATCACGGACAACAGCCGGCGAATCCAATCCAAACCCCGCTCACCACGGGGCGGATCGCCCAAGACGAAGCGTCGTCGCCGGTCTGTGTCTTGGGCTCCGCGAACGGTGTTTCCGTCATGTCCGTTCCCACCGTCAGCAAACCCGCCGCCCCGATCTCGATCTCGCGCGGTCTCATCCAGAGCGCCACGCGCCTCGCCCTCTACGGGCCCGAGGGCGTCGGCAAGACCACCATCACCGCCGGTTTCCCCGAACCGGTGTTCATCGACACCGAAGGCGGCACCGCCCACCTCGACGTCGCCCGTTTCCCTCGTCCCCGCAACTGGGCCGAGTTGATCGCGGCCATCAACCACCTGCTCACCACCGAGCATGGTCACAAAACCCTCATCATCGACTCCATCGATTGGGCCGAAAAGCTCCTCATCGAGGAAGTTTGTCGCAAGGCCAACAAGGACGGCCTCGAAGACTTCGGCTACGGCAAGGGCCTCGTCTATCTCGCCGAGGAGTTCGCCCGCTTTCTCGCCCTGCTCGAAAAGCTCCGCGAGCGTGGCGTCCACGTCGTCCTCGTCGGTCACAGCACCATCCGCAAGTTCGAGGCCCCCGATGCGGCCGGCGCTTACGACCGCTTCGAGTTGAAGCTCACCAAGCAGGTCGCCGCGCTGGTGAAAGAGTGGGTCGATGCCCTCCTCTTCGTGAACTTCGTTACGAAGGTCACCGAGAAGGACGGCAAGCAACGCGCCGTCGGTGGCCGCGAGCGCGTGATTCACACCACGCACACCGCCGCCTGGGACGCGAAAAACCGTTACAACCTCGACGACAAACTCCCCTGCGTCGCCGCGTCCCTCGCGCCGATCTTCGCCCGCGTCTCGGCTCCGCCCACGCCGCCGCCCCCGAGCACGCCAGCTCCGGCCGCGCCAACTATGGCAAAATCTGCCACGGTTCCCGACACCGCGCGCCCCGGCCCGGTCCTCCTCATCACCCGTGAGCAGGTCGAGAAACTCGATCTCTACTGGGCCACGTTGAAGAAGACGCCCGAAGACCGCGCCAAGGCCTTCGCGTGGGTCGGCTGCGACAGCATCGACCTCCACTGGGATGAACTCACCGCCGACCAGGCCGCCAAGCTCATCTCCAAGCTCCAAGACCAGATGAACAAGATCGCCGAGGCTTCCACCTCGACGGCCGCCAAAGCCGGCAAAGGAGGTGCCCGATGAGCACCTATATCTTCGACATCGAGACCGGTCCGCGTTCCCGCGCCGAACTCGCCGAGTGCGTCCCGACCTTCGAGGCCCCATCCAACTGGAAAGACCCCGAGAAGATCCGCGCCTATGTCGCAGAAAAGGAAGCCGAATGGTTTCAATCCGCCGCGCTCTCCGCGCTCACCGGTCGCGTGCTTGCCATCGGCTACCTCGACGTGGTCACTGACGAACTCGGCTATTTCGCCACCGGCGACGAAGCCGCCGACCTCGCCGCCTTCTGGCGCTTGGTCGCGCCCACCGGCTACCTCAATGCGGATCTCATCGGTTTCAGTTCCAACCGCTTCGACCTTCCGTTCCTGATCCGCCGTTCCTGGCACCACCGCGTGCCCGTCCCGGCCGATCTTGTCTCAGGTCGTTGGCTCCCGTCGCAGTGTCGCGACGTGCTCGACTGCTGGCGCTGCGGCAACCGCGAGGACTCCGTGTCGCTCGACCGCCTCGCCCAGTTCCTCGGCGTCGGCCGCAAGAACGGCAGCGGCGCCGACTTCGCCTCGCAGTGGGCAACCGATCCCTCCGGTGCGCTGGCCTACCTCGCCAACGACCTCCGTCTCACCCGCCGCTGCGCCGTCGCGCTCGGCCTCATCTCCGAATCCCAACCCTCCGCCGTTTGATACCGGCCCATCATTGCCATGCACTACACTTCTTCCAACGAAGCTCCGAAATCCTACCACCTCCCCGCCGGCGACTATTCCGTCACCATCGTCGAGGCTTCCGAAACTGTCTCGCGCTCCACGGGCGCAGACATGATCAAGCTCACGCTCGACGCCGAGGCTCCCGACGGCTCAACCGCCAAGCTGTTCGATTACCTCGTTGCCTCGCCGTCCTCCGCTTGGAAAATCGACGCCTTCCGCCGCGCCCTCGGTCACGAGGTCGTCCAAGGCGAACCGGTTGAACTTGCCGCCGAAGACCTCATCGGCCGCACGCTCCGCGCCCGCCTCAAGGTCGAGGAGTTCAACGGCCGTTCCAACAACAAGGTCGAGGCCTGGCTCGCCCCGCTCGCTGCCTGTGGACACGTGTCCACATCCACCCCGCAAGCTGCTTGTGGTCACGTGACCACAAGCGTTCCGGCCGCAGCGGCCGCCAAAAAGGAGGACGTCGCCAATGAGCCGTTTTAACCTCCGCCCCTACCAATCGGCGTGCGTGGAGTCCGTGCTCACGAAATTCCGTGAGCGCGGAAAGCTCCTCGCCGTCCTCCCGACCGCCGCTGGCAAGACCGTGATTTTCTCCAACACGGCCGAGCGGTTCCAACCCGGTCGCACGCTCATCCTCGCCCATCGGGAGGAGCTGCTCACGCAGGCCGCCGACAAGCTCACCAAAGCCACCGGCATCGTCGCCGAGACTGAGTGCGGCGACCAATTCGCCAGCTTTGACGCGCCCGTCGTCGTCGCCTCCGTCCAAACGCTTATGGGTGAAAAACGCCTGAACCGGTGGCCGCGCGACCACTTCAATCTCGTCGTTGTTGACGAGGCCCACCACGCCCTCGCTGACAGCTACCAACGCGTGCTCCGGCACTTCGACAGCCACGCAAAAATCCTCGGCGTGACCGCGACTCCCGACCGCGGCGACAAGAAGAGTCTCGGCGCTTACTTTGAGGACATCGCGTTCGAGGTCAGTCTCCACGAACTCATCGAACAGGGTTACCTCGCCCGCATCGTTGTCCGCACGATGCCGGTCGAGATCGACCTCGCGAGCGTCCGCACGCTCGCCGGTGACTACAGCGACGCCGACCTCGGCGATGCTATCGAGCCCGCCCTTCGCGAGATCGTGTCGGCGATGCGCGACGCCATCGGCACGCGTAAAACCATCATCTTCCTCCCGCTCATCCGCACGTCCCGCCGCTTGGTGGAACTCTGCGAAGAGGCGGGCCTGACCGCCGCCCACATCGACGGTCAGAGCGAGGACCGTGCCGATATTCTCGCCCGCTTTGCCGCCGGTGAATTCCAGATCCTCAGCAATTCGATGCTGCTCACCGAGGGTTTTGATGAGCCGTCCGTCGCGTGTGTCGTCTGCCTCCGCCCGACCAAGGTCCGCGCCCTCTACGCGCAGATCATCGGACGCGGCACGCGACTGCATCCCGGCAAGGACAACCTCCTCGTCCTCGATTTCCTCTGGATGACCGGTCGCCACACCCTCGTGCGTCCCGCGCATCTGGTCGCGTCCACTCCTGAGATTGCGGAGGCCATGATCGCCAAAGCCGCAGTGGCCGGCGACGAGGAGCACGACCTCCTTGCGGACGAAATCGACGCCAAGGCCCAGCGCGAGGCCGCGCTTGCCGCCGAGCTGGCCGCGCACGCCAAACGTGCCTCGCGCCAGCTCGATCCCGTCGAGTTCGCCTTGTCCCTGCATGAACTCGACCTCGCCGAATACGAGCCGACGATGCCCTGGCACAGCCAACCCGCCTCGCCCAAGCAGCTCGCTTTGATCGAGCGCAACGGCCTCGACCCGCAGGCCATCCGAGACAAAGGCCACGCCGCCGCCATCATCGATCGTATCCTCGCGCGTCGAAACCTCGGCCTCGCCACGCCCAAGCAAGTCGCCTGCATGCGCCGCAACGGACATCCACGCCCCGACCTCGTCACCTTCAGCGAGGCCGGTGCATGGATGGATGACCGCTTCGGCCAACAACGGAGGGCTGCCTGATGCCCCTGCGCTACACGTCGCCCTCCGATTGCGCCGGGCCGCTCGACTTGATCGAGCGTGCCCGGCGCTATCTCGCCAAGATGCCGCCCGCCGTCTCGGGACAACACGGCCACGACCAGACCTTCGCCGTCGCCTGCACCCTTGTTCAGGGCTTTGGCCTGTCCGTGGCCGAGGCCGGCCCGCTCTTCGCCGACTACAACACCCGTTGCTCGCCTCCGTGGTCGGAGCGCGACCTCGCCCACAAACTCGCCGACGCCGACCGGTCCGCACCGCCCACCGAAGGACGCGGCCACCTCGCCCGATCCATCGGGCCCGCGTCTCCACGTCTTTCCACTTCTTCCGTGTCCCATCCCGCCACGCCTTCCACGCCCATCCCTGACGCCACCCAGTTCGAGACTTTCCTCCGAGCCTGTTTCGAGCCCGCCGACGTGCTTTCCATCGCACCCGGCGCACTCCATCCCGAATCCGAACGCGCCATTCCTGAGCACGGCGGCGTTAACACCCTGAGCCGTGACGCCTGGCTTGAGCGCGCCGCCTCACGCGGCGGAATCGCCCGTGTCTTCACCTCGCGCCACGGCTTGTTCATTCGCGTCAATCCGGTGCGCACGGGCGCCGACGGCACCGACGAGGATGTGACCGCCTTGCGCCACGTCCTCATCGAGAGCGACGCCATGCCGAAGGCCGAGCAGGAGCGCCAGCTCCGCGCCTCCGGTCTGCCCATCGCCGCGCTCATCGACTCTGCCGGTGCGTCCGTTCACGCGTGGGTGCGCGTCGAGGCCAAGACTCGCGAGGAATACCATGCCCGCCGGGAGAAGGTCTGGGCTTCTTTGCCCGGTTTCCAGATCGATAAGGCCAACAAGAACCCGTCCCGCTTCTCCCGTTGTCCCGGCGGGCTGCGCGGCGAAAGCGTGCAACGTCTCCTCGCCATCAATCTCGGCGCGCCCAGCTTCGCCGATTGGGAAGCCACGCACGAGGACGCCCGAGACATCGTCGCCGCGTCCACGTTCTGCGCCGAGGACGAGCCCGATCCGCCTCAGCTCATCGAAGGCATCCTGTTTCAAGGAGCGAAGATGATTATCGCCGGGCCGTCCAAGAGTCGGAAGACCTGGAATCTCACCGACCTCGCCATCTCCGTCGCTCTCGGTCGGCCATGGTGCGGCTTCACGACCCGCGCCACGTCTGTCCTCTACGTCAACTTGGAGATCGCCCGGTTTAGTTACCGGAAGCGCATCCGTTTCGTCTGCGCCGGTCGCGGTTTTACTCCCTCAGACCTCGCTCGCTTCCACGTCTGGAATCGTCGCGGCAAGGACAACGAGATCAGTCAGCTCTCCACCCGTCTGCGCCGTCAGGCCGCGCGCGTCGGGGCTGGCCTCATCATCATTGACCCCATCTACAAGACCTACGGCGACCGCGAGGAGAACTCGAACACCGAAATGGCACAGGTCTTGAACGAGCTGGAGAAGCTCGCTCAGGACACCAGTGCCGCTGTCCTCATCGCCGCCCACTTCCCGAAAGGGAATCTTACCGGCCGCGATGCCATCGACCGTGTCGCCGGTGCTTCGGTCTTTGGCCGCGATCCCGACGCGCTCCTCATCATGACGCCGCACGAGCAGCCCGATGCGTTCACGGTGTCGCCGATCCTGCGCGACCTCCCTCCACAACCCGAGTTCGTCATCCAGTGGACGGCGCAGCACTTCGAGCGCATCGCCGCCGATCCCAAGGCCGTGCAGGGCCGCGACAAACCCGCTCACGAGAAGGCCGGTGGATCCTACCTTATCGGCAGCCATCGTGCGCTCTTTGCCACAATGCCACCGCTCGCCTTCGACCGCGCCGATCCCGAGGGCTGCGACGTCGTCCGCCACATCGCCCAGAAACTCGCCGAACACGGCAAGGATTCATCCAAGGCCCTCGCCGTGTTTCATTACATCCGGAAGAGCGACCGAGGCATCATCGTCTTCGATTCCAACCTTAAAAAGTGGAGGGGCCATGACCATGTCGTCGCTTGATCTCTTGCTTCTGTATCCCGCCTCGTGTCCCGGCTGTGTCCTATCCCCTAGCACCTGGGACACCGCACCGGGATCTAGGCCGGGACATATCCTAGGTGCTATTCTTCTAAAGAAGAAGTGGGAGAGCATCGCTATCGCTCTCCCACCTTCTTTCGACGGGACAGACAAACCGCGCCGCGTCGCAGGAGGTGCCCGATGAACTCCCGCGAAAAAGGAAAGCGCGGCGAGCGGCGTTGGCGCGACGTGCTCCGCGACGCCGGATTCCAGAAGGCCCATCGCGGCGTCCAGTATTCCGGCGGCGCAGACTCGCCCGACGTCGCCTGTCCCGAGTTGCCGGGGATTCACTTCGAGGTGAAGGCCGTCGAGGCGCTCAACATCTGGCGCGCCATGTCCCAGTCCATCGCCGACGCGGGGGCTCACAAAATTCCCGTCGTCGCCCACACCCGCAATCGCTCCGGCTGGCTCGTCACCATGCGCGCCGAGGACTGGCTCGCCCTCATCCGCGAGAGTGACCACGTCGCGCCGCCCGATGTCGCGTCACCCACCAATCCGGAGGCCGCGCCATGACCTATGCCGACCGCCAGGCCGAGCGCGACTCGGCTTACTCCACCGCCTATCGCGAGTGGGTCGCCTCCCTGCCTCCCGCCGAGCGCGCCCAGCTCGCAGCGGGGGGCTTGTCCGAACCCGACGCCACCCGCCACACCTGCACCCGCCAGCACGACGACGCCACCCTCGACCGCACCGCCGCTCCTGAACCCACGCCCGACGACATTGCCGAGTTGGCCGACGAGCCCGCACCTGTCTCGCCCTCCACGCCCACCACCACGGCCGCCGACGTGCTCGCCTCGTTCTGTGCCCGCATCCGTTCCCACCCGAATCCGCTTCTCGCCTTCGATGCCGCCTGTTTCGCCTCCGGCCTCATGGACATCGAAGGCTTGAGCGAGACCGCCCTCGCGAAGCGCCACCGCGTCACCCGCGCCGCGTTCTCCAAACTCGTCGTCCAGTGGTCGGAGACCTTTGGCCTCCCGCCCTCACGGGGGATGCGTTCAAAACGCGCCCGCCACGCCTATCGCCAAGCCCGATTGACATCCCTCGCCCAACACCATGACCAAGCCGCAGCCTAAGCCCGTCGCCGCTCTCGAAGTCCTCCCTCCCGACACCGCCGCCCCGGACACCCAGGGGGCTATGTTGAGCATCGACCTCTCCGCCTCAATCAATGCCGCCTTTGCCGCCGCCCGCACCGCCGCCGACTCCGCCACCAACGAGGCCCGCCACGCCATCACCGCCGCCGTGCAATGCGGCGATCTCCTCACTCGCCAGAAAGCCAGCGTCCCCCACGGCACCTGGCTTGATTGGCTCGCCACCCATTGCCCCGACATTTCCGTCGAGACCGCCCGCCGCTACATGCGTCTCTCGAAACGGTCACAAGTGACCGATCTCACCGACGCCACCTCCCTCCGCCAAGCCTACCTCGCCACGGGGGTTCTTCCCGAACCGCCCCCTCGCGACAACGACACCCCCGACGCCAACGCCCCTATTGTCACCTTCACGCGGGGGCTTGATCAATTCCGCCGCTGGTTCCATCGCAGCACCGAAGAAAAACCCCTCGCGAAGTGGACGCCCGAAGCCCGCCGCCTCCTCCGCAACGAACTCGCCTGGTTCAAGAAACTCCACGACGACTTGGCGGCCTAAGCGGTCTGCATAAACTTCAGCATTTCGCCATTGCATCGTCCCACCCAATCCTCCGATGCGAATATTTCCCCAACCTTTGGCATGGGCTTGAGCCCATGTTGCTGCGAAAGCGCCCATACAATGATCCCGCCAATAGCCGGGTAAGCTATTTTTGCTATCGTCGCGTCGATTGGACGCCTCTCAAAGGCGGAGCGCCCGAATTCGACACATGCGGCTACCAGATAATCCGCTGCACGGAGCAAAGGCTCGATCTCAGAGTCTCCAAAACTGAGGCCTTTGATGTTCTGAAAGCCATACACATGCTGACGTCCATCTTTCATGACCATAACGGCGGGATCAGCATTTTTTGTTAGTTCAAACACATGTTTGTATACCGGCTCAAATGATGCGCACTCATCATGCACGATTTCGCACTCTGGCACGTTCTGCTCTATCGTTTGAAACACTTGATGAAGTATCGGCATGTTGAGGCTATCATAGCCTCTTAATGTTTCAGGGGCGGCGAATGCCTCGAATTCCCGCGCAACGTTCACCTCGATATCGGGCAAGCATCGCCGCAGTTCCTCAGCATCAACCCTCTTGCCGGCTCCGTCCAAGTAGTCTGCCCAACGTTCCCCTACTGCCCGCACGCCTTTAGCATCGCGAGTGCGAAATGCCTCCGCAAACGCAGCCACTAATTCTTCTGGTCCGCCATAAAGCATCTGCGCCCGCTCTTGGCGTCTTTCCGGGTCCCACGTTTCATGAGGCGAGACAGCCGGGTTGTATACGGGATCATAATAAGTTTCGACCGCTTTTGCACAGATCGCGTAACGCTTTTCAACCAGCGAAATAAATGGAATTGCTCGCTGTGAACACGCATCGATGACCCGAAGCATGTAAGCCCGTCCTTTGGGACTCCCCTTCAATGCAGTTCCTTTCGTGGATGGCGTGTAGCCTGATTCTTTTTCCAAGCGCAGAATCTCGGTCCGCAATTCGTCACGAGTTTCTGCGGGAACGATCCACCCACCTTCAGCGTAAATCGGTTGTGCAGGATAATAAAACCGACTGCCTGAGTTTCCTGATTCGTCGCAGAAGAAGGTAAATTCCATTACCGGAATCTATATTCTAACTATTTCATGTCAGTAACCTAACAACGCCATCGCTCACTCCGTTCGCTCGGCGAACCCGCTAACGCGCTCCGGCGCCACGTCCTCGACAATTCGCCCGCAGACGGTGGCGCTCGGCCTCCCTCCATTCCGCTCCATGCTCCCGTTCCGCCTACGGGCCACAGGAGCCGCCTCACCGGGGGCCGCAACGTCCTTCGCCCCTGACGTCACGGATCCCGCCGAGCCGGGAACCGCGCCGTCTCGCTTCGCGAACGGGGCTGCGGGCGTCACGGCTGATCCCCGGCCAGGCGTCTCCTGCGCCCCTTCGGCTCCACGTCCGCACTCCGCTTCATTCCACTCGCCCGACCACCACCGACTGCTCGACTGTCCGGCTTACAACGTCTCCCGCCCCAAGCCAACGCCAGCGCGGCGAGACGCCGTCACTCGGTTCCGCGCCCGACAAGGCGGGTGCTCACCGAGCGCCGCCGACTCGCCGGGCCACAACGACTCCGGCCCCCGTTCGCAAGGCTCGCTCGGTTCCGCCTCATGCGCCGGGAGGCTTTGATGCTCGGGGCGGAACAACGCCCCTCGAACAACGGTGTGCGGTTCGTTCGCAAAGCTCACTCACGACCCAAAACGAACGCGCGCCCGTAATGCGGAAAGCCCTCCGCTCGCCAGCGGGCACGTCGCCTGCCCGCGTCGCTGGCGATCCGTTTTGCCTCCGTCACGGCGAGGCGCTGGCACTGCGACGGCGTTCCTCTCGTCACGTCCGACGTCGTGTCCCGCGTCCATCGTCCGAGTCATGTCGGCAAAACTCCTCGTCCCGCGTCACCGTCATGCGACCTGCTTTCCCCTGCGCGCACTACTTACCTTATGTCCAAGATGCCCTCCTTCGGAGCAAGTCCGGCACCCTGTCAGGGCACCCGCCCGGAGGCATTTTTGACATAAGGTGGAGTAGTGCTGCTCGGGCCGTCGGCTCGCTTCGGGCCTCACCAGTGTGCGGCGCGCGAATCAAGGTCACTGCGGCTACGCCGCGCCTTGGAGAAAAATTCTAGCGGCGCTGCTGCGCCAATAAATATAGGACCCCCGCCCCCGCCCGGGCCGTCCGTTGGCGGTGCCTTGTCCCCGCTGCCACCTCGCTCGCAAGCCATCGGTGTTTCTGCCGGCTCCAGGCGCCCCCATCGTTCTCTCGCTTCGCTCGTTCACTGGGGAGCTTCCCCCCGCCGCCCAAACCGGGCGGTGGCCCCGCCCGTCACGCCCGGCTATGCTTCGCTGGCCGGTCGGCGGGCTTGCGCGCCGCTGGCGCGCTGCTCCGCCCAGTCGCCCGCGCGCTCCGCGCCAAGCCAGCGGCCGACAGGCTCCGCCTCCGTCGGGCCGGGCGCGCCGAGCCGCGCGTCGGTCCTCCTGCGCCTCGGCGGCGGCAAGGCTGCCGCCCACTCGTTGCGGCGGGCTCCGCCCGTCGCTGCAACCCGAACCGTTCACGCGCGTTTTAAGCCGTCGCCAAATCCGCCCGCGCGCGTCTTCGGTGCCTCCCCGGCAGGGGTTGACAGCCCGCTACGGCGATGCCCATCACCGTCCCGAAAGCCGACAAGGTGGGGCGCAGCTCCAAGTTCAGCCGCGCCCTGTTCGACCGCGTCCTCACGGCGATCCGTGACGGCGCGCCGTCCCTGAATGCCATCGAGACGCAAGGCATCGACCAATCCACGTTCTACCGGCACTTGCAGCGCCAGCCCGATCTCGTGCCGTTGCTCCAGGCCGCGCAGCTCGAACGCGACCGCGTGCGGAACGCGTCGCGCATTGAGGAAGCCGAACAGGAGTTGAAGCGGCGCGGCATCGACGGCTGGACGGAGCCGGTTTTCGACGCGAAAGGCCAGATGTGCGGCGAGCGCCGCCGCTACTCCGACGCGTGCCTGATTTTCTTCCTCAAGGCGCACAAGCCCGAGCTTTACCGCGACCAGCCGACCACCGTTGTCGCCACCCAGGTCAACATCACGCCGGACCGCGAGAAGGACATTATGCGCGAATGGCGTTCACGCCTCGGCGCGACCGATGCCCCGGCCGCACCCACCGAGAAGCCGCCCACGAAGGAGCAGTGACATGGGCCGCGCATCTTCCGTCAAACACGAGCGCCGCCTGGCGGTCACGCCGCTCGATCTGCTTTTGCCCTACCAACGCGCGTGGGTGCAGGACGCCGCTCGTTTCAAAATCTGGCTCAAGTCTCGCCAGATCGGCGGCTCGCTCGCGGCCTCGTTTGAGGTCGTCGCCGACGCCATCGAGACCGGCGGCGACTGGGTAATCTTGAGCGCGGGCGAACGGCAGGCGCTGGAGTTCATGGACAAGGTGAACCGGGCCGCTTCGATCTTTTGCGACGCCGTCAGCTACTCGTCCGGGCGCGAATACCGGCCCGAAATTCAGAAGTCCCAGCTCCGGTTTCCCAATGGCGCGCGAGTGCTCGCTCTCCCGGCCAATCCGTCCACGGCGCGCGGCTACTCCGCCAACCTCGTCCTTGATGAATTCGCGTTCCACGAGAACCCCGAGGAAATCTGGCGCGCGGTTTATCCGATCATCTCCAACCCGCTGCGCGGCGCGTTGAAGCTCCGCGTCATCTCCACGCCGGCCGGGCGAAACAACAAGTATTTCGATCTCTGGGAGCACGCGCCGGCATTCTCGCGCCACAAGACCAGCGTTTACGACGCCGTCGCCCAAGGGCTTGCGCTCAACATCGACGAACTCCGCGCCAACCTCGCCGACCCCGACGGCTGGGCGCAGGAGTTCGAGTGCCAGTTCATGGAGCACTCGTCGCAGGTGTTCTCCGCCGAGTTGGTCAAGGGCTGTGAAAGTGAAGACGCCACCCTCGACCCGCAGATGGATCTATTTTCGACCATCGTCCGGCCGCGTCCGGCCTTGTTCGTCGGCATCGACGTAGGCCGTAAACGCGACCTCACCGTCGCCTGGACGTTGGAGCGCGTCCACGGCGGCCAGCTCATCACCCGCGAGGTGCTGGTTCTCGACCGCGTGCCGTTCCCGCAGCAAGAGGCAATCCTGGCACCGCGCGTCATGGCCGCAGCCTTCACCGCCATCGACGCGACTGGCATCGGCGGTCCGGTGAGCGAACACCTCGCCGCCGCCTTGGACGAAACCCGCTTGGAGGGCGTCACCTTCACCGGCGACCGTAAGCGCGAGCTGTTCGAGCGGCTCAAGAAAACGATGCAGGCCCGCGCCGTCTCGCTGCCCCCCGCCTCCGTCATCCGCGATGACCTCGGCAGCATGCAGCGCATTGTCAGTCCCGGCGGCACCATCCGATACGCCGCCGCACGGACGGCCGACGGCCACGCCGACCGTTCCACTGCGCTTGCCCTCGCTATCCATGCCGCCCAGCGCAACCCCGGCGCAGGGTGGGGCGCGTTCGCCGCCGAGCGCGTGCCCACCGGCCTCAATGCCCGCCATCGCCCCGCGCTCACCCGCTACCGCGGCGCGTGGGCGCGATGACACGGAGGCCCACGCATGTCTGATTCACCGACTCCCGCCAAACTTGCCGCGCCCGTCATCCGTCCGTCTAACCGTGACTACGAGCCGCAGCTTTTCGGCCGCTCGCTGTCGCCCGATACGGTCGGCGCGTTGCTCGACGCCGGCGCCCGTGGCGACCTCGCCGCGCAGTCCGATCTTTTCAATCTCATGGAGGACACCTGGCCGCGCCTCCGCGCCAACCTTCAGAAGATCAAGAACGCCATTCGCAAGCTGCCGCTAAACGTGCAGCCCTTCACTCCGAAGAATGGAAAGCCGTCCGCCTCCGCGCAGGAGAAAGCCGCCTTCGTGGAATCCGCGCTCCACTTGCAGCGCGGCTACGTGGACACCACGCGCGCCCCGCTCGGCTCGGCCGTTTACGAACTCATGGACGCCGTCGCTCGCGGCCTGTCCGTCGTAGAGATCGACTGGACGACCGACACCACCGGTTTCGTCGTCCCGGTCGGTTTCCGCCGCGTCCCCCCGCGTTACCTCGGCATCAACACCGACGGCACGCTCGCGCTTCGCCTCGATCCTGCCGCGTTCGCCGCGCTCATGCCCTTCTCCAAACATCCCGGTAAGTTTCTGACCGGCGTTTTCCAGTCCAAGTCCGGCGCGCTCGGCGAAGCCGCGCAGCTCCGTGCCCTCGCTCCGCTCTGGCTCGGTCACATGCTCGGTTGGGAATGGCTGGTGCAGAAAGCCGAGCTGTTCGGCACGCCGCTACGTTGGGCCAACTATCCGACGACCGCCACCCAGGCCGAGATCGACGCCATCACCGCTGCGCTCCGCAACATGGGCACCGCCTCATGGGGTGCGTTTCCGCAGGGCACCAACCTGCAAATCCTGCAAGGCACCACGCCCGGCGTGTCCGGCCCCAACGATCCCAGTGAACGCCTCATGGGCATCGCCGACCGTGCGTGCGACATCATGCTTCTCGGCCAGAATCTGGCCGTTGAACAGAACGGCCAGGGCAGCCGTGCGGCCAGCGAGGTTCATCGCGAGGTCGAGCTGGATCTGTTCGAGACCTACGCCGAGTTCATTGTCGCCATCCTCAACGACCAGCTCATCCCGCAGTTGATCGCGCTCAACTGGGGCAGCGCCGAAGAAATCCCGTTCGTTGAGGTCGAGATTTCGCGTCCCGGTCGCGAGCAGGACATGGCCGCGCGCGACAAAACCCTCTTTGTCGAAATGGGTCTGCCTGTCTCGCTCCAATACCTCTACGAACGGCACAAGGTGCCCACGCCCGACGCAGGCGAGGCGCTATTCAAGCCGGCCAAACCCGTCGCACAGTCCGTGCCCCCGGAACAGAAGCCTGACCCGGCCACGGCCAAATCTTGCGCGTGCGGTTGTGGCGTTCCCATCAATGCCACCTCCGAGAGCGCGGCCGAACTCGCCGCCCGCCAAGCTGCCGCAGCCAGTGCGCTTCCGGGCCAGCTCGCCGCGGCTGAAGCCGCCGACGAATACCTGGTTTGGCAATCGGTGCTCGATAATCGCACCACCAGCGATTGCTCCGCACGCCACGGCCACCGTTACGACGACGGTTGGACCAACCCGCCGCCCATTCATTACAACTGTCGCAGCACGCTTATCCGTGTGCCGAAGGACCAATATAAGGCACCGGAGAAATCGACTCCGTCTGAGGTGTCCAAGTGACGCCTTTCTGGCCTAGGCGTTGACACTCCGGCAGCGGCATGCCCCAGCCGCTCCACGCCGCTTTTTCCAACGCCCTCGCCGAGGGCTCCGCGCTTCCCGCCGACATCCAATACATGCCGCCCGGTCGGCATCGCATCCGGGCCTCCCAAGGCGGCAAGCCCGTCTCCGTTGAAGTCGCCGTGAGCGCCGCGACCGCCGCCGTGCTCCAATCTTTTCTAGCGGCCAAGCTGACCGCCGCCGCCGAGGGGCGCGAGGATCGGCCCTTCCTCGATTTCAATCACGAAGACCGCGAGGCCTCCGCGTGGCCCTCCGAGTTCTACTGGGCCGGTGAAGATCCGCAGACCGGCGGCGTGCGCGCCCGCATCGAATGGTCAGACGCCGGCAAGCGCGCCGTCGAAGGCCGCACCTTCCGCCGCTTCTCGCCGACCTTCCACCTCGACGCCTCCGGTCGCGTTACCGGCTCCGAGATCAACATGGGCGGCCTCGTCAATCGCGCCGCCTTCAAGCGCATCGCCCCGCTCTTCGCCGCCGCCCCCGTTGACACCGCGACCGAGCCGATGCCCATGCAAACTCTCATCTCCACCCTCCGCTCGCTCTCGCTGGTCGAGGCGTCCGCCACCGAGGAGGCCGACCTCGTCACGCAGGTCTCGCGCTCCGTCGGTTCGCTCAAATCCGAAATCACCGACCTCAAATCGACTCTCGCGACGCAGGCCCGCCAACGCGCCGAGGCGCTGGTTGATGCCGCCGTCCGTGCCGGTCGCCTCCCGGCCAAGGACACCGATGCGCGCGGCTTCTGGGTCGATGCGCTCCTCCGCGATGAAGCCAAGGCCGTGAAGGCGCTCGACGCCCTCACGATCAATCCGGTGCTCGCCCGCCTTACGCCCGGCAACGAGGACGCGGCCAACCCGGCCAACCTCATCACGCGGCAGGAGCAAAAGCTCGCCGCCGTCCGCGCCGCCCATCCGAGCGCGGATTTCCAGACCATCTACGCCAAGGCCAAAGCCGAATCGCCGGAGCTGTTCCGCTGATCGCCTCCGACCTACTCGCTACCCGCTACTCATCACTCGCTACTTTTTATGAAGACCTCTCTCGCTCGCACCAACGCCATCGTCCCGTTCAAAGCCCAGCTGGATTTTACCGGTCACGTCGGCCGCTTTGTTACTCGTTCACGAGGCACCATCGTTCCGGTCGGTTCCGCTACGGACAAGCCCATCGGTGTCCTGCTTACCGACGGAAAGGATTCCGAACAGGTATCCGTTGCGATCAGTGCGGGCGGTCTCGCCGGCACCGTCCGCGTGAAACTCGCCGCCGACGTTCCCGGCCCAGGCATCGACCTACAGCTCACTGCGGATGGCCGCGTCGAGCCCGATGCGGGTGTTCGTGAACGAGTCCTGGTCGCCCAGTCCCTCGAATCCGGAGCCGTCGATGAACTCATCGAGGCCGTCCTCTTCCGCCCCGTCGCGCTCACGTAAGCGCCCTCCGGCTCCTCGCCACTCACCACCCACTACTCGCTACTTTCATGAGCTCGTCCAAATACAACGTCACTCTCACCAACTACGCGCGCGGCCTCGCTCAGGACATCTCCGCCACGCTCGCCAACTTCCTTGCCCCGGAGGTTGTCGTTGCCGCCGCCACCGGCCAATACAAGAGCTTCGACGACAAGAACACGTTTCAGGTCATCGACACATCCCGCGCCGTTGGCGGCCCCGCCAAGCGCCTCGAGTTCGCCGCGAGCGATCCGACTTACAATTGCCTCCCGCAGGCGCTCGAAATCGCCATCGACGACCACGAGCGCGACGAGGCAGGCCAGAACGATCCGCTTCGCCTGGAGGAAGCCAAGACGCAGACCCTCGTTTCGTCTGCGGTCACCTCGCATGAGGCCAAGGTCTTCGCCGCACTCTCTGCGCTCGTCGCCGCTACCGACATCACCCTCGCGAGCGACGACCCCATCGCGAAGATCGACGAACAGATCGAGGCTCTCGCCACCGACACCGGCCGCATGCCCAACCGCCTCGTCATCGGCCTGCCGCTCTGGAACAAGCTCCGCAATAACGCCAAGGTCATCGCTCGCTTCCCCGGCGCGGCCTCCGTCGGCGTCACCATGGCGCAGTTCGGTTCGCTGCTCCTCAACCCGAGCATCGACATCCGCGTTGGTATCCTCGCGAGGGACACCGCCAAGCTCGGTGGCGCGAAGAACAACGTGAACATCGTCGGCCAACAGCTCGTCGTCTTCCACGCCAACGCCAGTCCCACGCTCTACGATCCGAGCTTCATGAAGACCTTCCGCCTGCGCCGTGGTGGCGTGGACGTTGTTCGCACTTACCGCGACGACTCCGCCCGCTCCGACATCCTCGCGGTCGATTGGTCGGAAGACATCCGCGTCACCAGCTCCGTCTGCGCCCGCAAGGTCACCGCCTCGTAAGCCCTGCCGCCACCTCGCACAGCCAACCACGGGCGGCCGGTCACATGTGACCGCCGCCCGTTTTCATGCCCACCCCTCCGGATTCAAGTTTCAGCTCTCATCCCTCCGATGCTCTCCACCATAATTTCCGTCATCCGCGACCCCGTGCCGTATCACGGTGCGCTCGGCTTTTTCGCCGTCATCACGATTGAACGCCTCAACGCTTTCGTCGGTCTCCTCGTCGGCCTCGCGACTCTGGTTTACCTCTGCCTTCGCATCCGCCGCGAATACCTCAACCGTCATCACCCGCCGTCCAGCGAGTAGGGCGGGGCGCTGTTGACACCACGCCGGGGCGTATGAACGCCAAAACCATTCGCATCCTCTCCTTCCTCGGCAAAGCCACTGGCCTCGCCCTCACCGTTGCCGGTCCTTTTGCCGGCACTCCCGTTGGTCTCACTGTCTTCGCCGCTGCCTCGTTCCTCAAAGACGCCGTGAACCGCATCGGCGACATCGCCGACGACGGCAAACCCAACGACTCCTTCAAAGCCTAAAATCACTCTTGATCATCCTCGTCTTTCTTGCGCTTGCGCAACGAGACGAGGACCAGATTTCCCGAAGCCGGTAATGCGCGCGCGAGCGCTTTAGCGTCCCGCTCCTCCGGAATCCGGTCTCTAGGTTTCAGCGCCGTAACCAGCATCCATCCCTTGTTCGCATCTCGATCATCTGGATCGCTCAATAAATCCGCAGTCTGGCGTTTGCCGCTGGCCTGTGGATCAGCAATCACCTTCTCACGCGCAGAGTAGATTGGGTCCCACTCCTTTTTCTCCTGTTCGAAGCTGTAGTCATATGGGATTACATCCAGCGCGACTACTTCCGCTCTGACCTGCTGCATACCAGCGGGAGTTTGTGGTCTTACTTTTCCGCCGATCACACGATCTAGCACCGGCGGAGATGCCCCATCGATCCGCCATTGCGCCTTGATCTCCAAGTTCCCCTGTTCGTTTTCTGCCCCAGTCGTGTTACAGGTATAGTGCGCGTCGGCTGAACTCGCCATCGCCAACGCCATCCACGGGTCGCTTGGCGGATTCTCGAAAAGAAATAGGTGTGTTTCCGTCTTTAGGGATTCGATTTTAATGCCAGCAGGTAGTTCGAAATAGAGCGTGTCCCCCATTTTTGGACGATTAGCTTTTGAAGCCTGCGCGAAAATCAAAACCGTCCGGCCCACGATCCATTCTATTGGCAGCTTTATCTCGCTCTTCATGCCCTCAACGAACTCCTTGGTCCACCAAGCCAACGACTCTTTCATCGCCGGCGAGTAGCTTGCCGATTGCTGCTTGGCCTCCGCAATATGGTCTCGAATCTGTTGAAATTCGGGAGCGTTCACCGGCCCATCCAGCAACACCCCTGCCTCGCCATTGAGTCCTTTGAGCGCAAACGAGGTCATGTTGTGCGAACCCACGAACGCGCACGCTTGGCCGTGCGGCAGCTCCATATAATAAATTTTGCTGTGGAGCATTGGGTGAAATCGGACCGTGGGCTTCTTCTTAGTGCCGGACGGGCGCGTATGCCCCAGATGAACATGAAGCCGACTCAACGGCACCCCTGCCACATGCAGCTCGTCGAGCGTTTCGAACCCCGGATAAGTCGCCGCGCCGAGAATGATCGCCACTACGCTCCCCGGCCGAGCCTTGATCGGTCCCGAAATCGCGTCGAGTCCGCCCGGCGTGGCAAACCCCGTTACGATACTCGTCGCGGTCGAGAGGCTAAGTCTATGAACCAGCATAGAGGCGATTTCTCGCTGGGGACGTCCGAACAGGACCGTTGCTTGAACGCTCATGACTTTGGTTTCGAAGTCGACTCTGGCGCGTCCAGGCACGTTTCGACCAAATCCGCGAGATAGAGATCGTAGTCTTCTCGGTAGAGTTCACCTGTATCAGTGATTTCCATCCGCCAGACGTAATTGCTCCACTCGCGGTCGGGACCTCCCTCCAAGTCCTCATCCACGATCTCCCGATAGGACATCGCAAGCAGGCGCCTAAAGAACTCCGGTGCCTTGGCTCGAACCCGCCTCGGTTCACGAAGCACGAATTGGTGTCGCCTGGAAGCGTCCACCGCTAGCGGCATGATGCAGCCTTTCTCTTTCCCTTGATCGCCATCGAAGACACAATCGTAGGCCTGACCAATGCGAATTTCCTTTATGTGCATCGTCAGTTCTTCGTTTCGACCACGCGGACAAAGGTAGAGCACCATGATTGCGTTGGACAGTGGTGACTTGGGTGCGTCGTGACGATTCGTTTATTGCGCAAAACCCAAGTGGGCCATGAATTGTTGGCCCCTCGTTAGCGCACCGGAAATTCACCTACTCTAGTCTCGCCAAAGTTAACTGTAAGAATTTAACATCAAGGTGTTAATAAATGAACGAAGCCGATACTTGCCGCACTTACGTCGTCCCCAAGTTGCAAGCCGCAGACTGGGATAAGGCACCGTTCAGCATCGCCGAGCAGCGCACGTTCACCAATCCCAAGGGCCGCATCCGCATCGTAGGGGGCAAGATCGTTCGCGGTAAGCCCAAGCGCGCCGACTACCTTCTCCGCTACCGAAACGATTTCCCCATCGCCGTCGTTGAGGCCAAGGCCGATTACAAGACTCCCGGTGCCGGCCTGGGCCAGGCCAAAGATTACGCCGAGCGCCTCGGCCTCAAATTTGCCTACTCCACCAACGGCACCGGTATCGTCGAGTTCGACTACACCACCGGCATCGAGCGCTCCGTAGATTCATTCCCGAAACCCCACGAGCTTTGGGAGCGCCTCAACACTCAAACCCCGCTCAACGACAGGGCCCCTCTCTCGACTCCCAATCAGGAAAAGCTCGTTGTCCCCAACTACACAGACCCTGAGCGCCCGCCTCGCTATTATCAGCAGATCGCCATCAACCGTGCCTTGGAGGCCGTCCTCCGTGGGAAATCGCGCATTCTCATCACCATGGCGACAGGCACGGGTAAAACCGTCGTCGCCTTCCAGCTCTGCTATAAACTCTGGCTCGCCCGATGGAATCGCTCCGGCGACCCCGTCCGTCGGCCCAAGATTCTCTTCCTCGCCGACCGCAACGTTCTGGTGGACGACCCCAAGGACAAAACCTTCATCCCCTTCGGCGAAGCCCGCTACAAGATCGAGAACGGTGAGGTCGTGAAGAGTCGCGAAATCTATTTCGCCACTTACCAGTCAATCGCCGAGGACGAACGCCGCCCCGGTCTCTACAAGGAATTCGCTCCTGATTTCTTCGATCTCATCGTGGTGGATGAGTGCCATCGTGGCAGTGCCAGGGATTCGTCTTCTTGGCGCGAGATTCTCGACTACTTCAAACCCGCCGTGCAGCTCGGCATGACGGCCACTCCGCTGCGGAAGGACAACAAGGCCACCTACCGCTATTTCGGGAACCCCATCTACCAATACAGCCTGCGCCAAGGCCTCGCCGACGGTTTCCTCGCGCCCTACCGCGTGCACCGTGTCGTCACCGCCGCCGATGCCACTGGTTGGCGTCCCACCAAGGGCGAACTCGACAAGCTCGGCCGCGAGATCCCCGACGAGGAATACCACACCGCCGATTTCGAGAAACGCCTCTCCCTTCGTCCGCGTTCCGAGGCCATCGCCAAGCACCTCACCGAGTTCCTCAAGCAGACCAACCGTTTCGACAAGACCATCGTCTTCTGTGTCGATCAGGAACACGCGGAGGAGATGCGGCAGTTGCTCAACAACCTCAACTCCGACCTTGTCCAACAACATCCCGACTACGTTTGCCGCGTCACCTCCGACGAGGGCGACATCGGCAAAGGCCACCTCAGCCGCTTTCAAGAGCTGGAGACGGTCACCCCGGTTATCCTCACGACCTCTCAGCTTCTCAGCACCGGCGTGGATGCTCCGCTGGTCAAAAACGTGGTGCTCATCCGCATTATCGGCACCATGACCGAGTTTAAGCAGATCATCGGGCGTGGCACCCGATTGAAGGAGGCATACGGCAAGTTCTTCTTCAACATCCTCGACTACACCGGCACCGCCACCCGCCATTTTGCCGACAAGCAATTCGACGGCGATCCCGAGTTTATCTCCGAAACCAAGATCGACGAAGCCGGCACCCCCACCGAAACCACCGTCATCGAGCCGGGCCCGACCTCGGCCGACGATGAAGATGAGGCCCCCTCCGAGCCCACGGACGACGATGATAAGGACATCATCAGCGAGCCAGGCCCCTCCGAGATCATCGAGCCGCCTCAACCTCCGCCTAAGCCGGGCAAATACTACGTCCAGACCGGCCACGTTGCCGTCGTCACCCACGCTACCCAAGACCTCGACGGCGACGGCAAGAAACTCCGTGTCACTGAGTTTCGCGACTACACCCGCGACACCGTTCGCTCTCTCTTTCCCGACCTCGCCGCCTTCCGACACGATTGGTCAAATCCAGATCGCCGCGCCGAGACGCTCTCCGCGCTCCAGGAACACGGCATCGACGCCACCGAAGCTGCGGTCGCCCTTGGCCAGCCCGACGCCGATCCTTTCGACGTGCTCTGTCACGTCGCTTGGAACGCCCCCGTCGTCACCCGCGCCGAGCGCGCCGCCCGCGTCCGCGCCCAGCGGCCCGATTTTTTCACCACCTATGGTGAGCCCGCCCGCCGCATCCTCGACACTCTTCTCGCCAAATACGCCGACCACGGCCCCGCCGAGTTTTCCATCCCGGAATCGTTAAAAGTGCACGACATCGTTGAGGAGTTCGGCAACGTCTCCGAGATCATTGCCCGTTTCGGCGGCACCGACCAGTTCCGCGCCGCCGTCAACCAGCTCCAACAGCACCTTTACGCCGCTTAATCCCGCCGATCCTTTTTCATGCCCAAGTCCGCCGTCGCCCCTGCCGAGAAGAAAACCCGTCAGAAAAAATCCGCCCCCGCCCTCACCACCGCCCAGCGGCTCGGCGCGCTCATCAAGTCCGCCCGGCAAATCATGCGAAAAGACAAGGGGCTCAACGGCGACCTCGACCGCCTTCCGCTCTTTACTTGGATTCTGTTCCTCAAGTTCCTCGATGACATGGAGCTGGCGGGGGAACAGGAGGCCAAGCTCGCCGGCAAGAAATACACCCCGGTCATCACCGCCCCCTATCGGTGGCGCGACTGGGCGGCCCAACCCGAAGGCATAACTGGGAACGAACTCCTCAAGTTTATCTCTCAGGATGAGACCACCCGGCCGGATGGCACCAAGGGCCCAGGTCTTTTCGCCTACTTGCGTGCCTTGTCTTCCGAATCCGGAAAGGCCCGCCAAGATGTGATCGCCAACGTGTTCAAGGGTGTGAGTAACCGCATGGAGTCCGGTTACCTCCTCCGCGACGTCATCAATAAAGTCACCGGCATCCACTTCACCGCCAGCGAGGAGATGCACACCCTCAGCCGGCTTTACGAAAACATGCTGCGCGAGATGCGCGACGCCGCCGGCGACAGCGGCGAATTCTATACCCCGCGCCCCGTGGTGAAGTTTATGGTCGATGTCACTGCCCCCCGGCTCGGTGAGACCGTGCTCGACCCCGCCTGTGGCACTGGTGGCTTCCTCGTGGAGACCTACGACCACCTCGCCGCCACCTGCAAATCCGTCGGCGACCGCCGCGTTCTTCAACAAAGCGCACTTTTCGGACAAGAGGCCAAGCCGCTCCCCTACATGCTCGTGCAGATGAACCTGCTCCTGCACGGCCTGGAATACCCGAACATCAAATACGGCAACACCCTCGCCCAGAAAGTCACCGAAATCGGCGACGGCGACCGGGTGGACGTCATCCTCACCAACCCGCCTTTTGGCGGCGAGGAGGAACGCGGCATCCTAGGCAACTTCCCGGCCGACAAACAGACTGCCGAGACGGCGCTCCTCTTCCTCCAATACATTATGCGCAAACTTCGCCGCCCCGTGCGCGGTCAGACGCCCGGCCGTGCCGCCGTCGTCGTCCCCAACGGCACGCTTTTTGGCGACGGCGTCTGCGCCAAGATCAAAGAGGAGCTCCTCAAAGAATATAACCTTCACACCATTGTCTGCCTACCGGAGGGCACCTTCGCCCCCTACACCGACATCCCGGCCAATCTTCTCTTCTTCGACCGCTCCGGCCCCACCAAGACCATTTGGTATTATCAGGTCGCACTTCCGGAAGGCCGTAAAAAGTTCACCAAGACTATGCCTATGCAGGTCGAGGACATGGCCACATGTCGCGACTGGTTTACGGCCAAAAAGCGCATCCCCACCGATCAAGCCTGGCCTGTAGACTTCGCTACCCTCCGCGAGCAGGCCGTTGCCGCCGCGACTCCGCATTGGCACGCCGCGACTGCCGCCGCCGAGCGCGTTCGCAAGCTAGAAGGCGAATTCCGTGCGGTTAAGGATGAACTGAAAGGGGAGCCGGACCAGCACACGCATAAGCTGCGCGACATGCTAACAGGACTCGACATTCAGCTCGCCAAGGAACGGAAAATCCAAGCCGACGAACAAGCCGCGGGTGACGCGCGCTACTGGCCGATCTACAACCTCACCGCCAAGAACCCCAACGCCGCCGAAGTCCTCGACCACCGCCCGCCGCAGGAACTTGTCGCCGACATCGTCGCCAAGGAGCGCGAAATCTTGCGCCTCATGGAAGAAATCAAAACTGAGGTGGAGGCCCTCGCATGAGGCACGGCTGGACCGAGGTGGCTTTAGGGGAGGTGCTGCGATCCGATATTGACGCGGTTCCCGTTGATCCGACGCAGAGCTATCCTTTCGCAGGTGTTTACGGCTTTGGCAGGGGCTTGTTTGCGCGTGAATCCGTAAGCGGAGGCGATACCACCTACTCGCATTTTCACCGCCTGCACGCCGACCAAGTTGTGATGAGCCAACCGAAAGGCTGGGAAGGTGCGATTACTGTTGTTCCCCAGGAATTTGACGGACGTTTTTTGTCGTCAGTTTTCCCAACTTTTAGCTGCGACAGCTCAAGATTGGACACGCGCTTCATGCGCCTGATAACGATGTGCCCATGGCTGTGGGATGAGCTGCTAGCAAAGTCCAATGGCATAGGGGCTCGCCGCAATGCTGTTTATGCACAGCATCTTTTGGAAGTCCGCGTGCCTCTTCCTCCGCTGACTGATCAGCAAGTCCTGGCGGCGCGGATTGACGCCATTGAAAACCGCATCAACCGCGTCCGGCAGCTTCGAGAGGAAGCGAGAATCAAACGCGAAGCACTCACGATCAGCCTGCATCTTGCTATGTCGAAAGATCGCACGGTGCGCCTAAACCAACTTCTCAAGTTGGCAGAAGAACAGCGCGCCGTGGCACCGGAAGGTTCTTATCCGCAGGTCGGCATCCGTAGCTTCGGCCTGGGCCTCTTCAAAAAGCCCCCAGTTGCAGGCACCGCGACAACTTACCGATCATTTAATACCCTTCGTCCGGGCATGTTTGTAATGAGTCAGGTCAAAGGATGGGAAGGCGCGATAGGCGTTTGCGGAGATGAGTTCGACGGTTGGTTTGTATCTCCAGAATATCGCACCTTTGTCTGCTTAGCAGGGGAGTGTGATCCCGACTATCTTGCCCATTTGGTTTTGACCCCGTGGTTTCATGATCAACTGGCCGCCGCGACCCGCGGAGTCGGCGCACGCCGCGAGCGCGTCCGACCCGAGATGCTGCTCGGTTTGGAAATGCCGTTTCCGGCCATCGAAAAGCAAACTGAGGCCGTGAAGGTTCTCAATCAGCTCCGAAACAGTTATGAGTTGAGTGAGAAATCGTCCAAGGCCGAGTCCGCTCTTCTCCCGTCCCTTCTCGATCAAATCTTCAACCCATAACCCCATGGCCAAAGTCGAAGCCAATGTAGAAGACCTGGTCGGGATGATCGAGCGCGGCGAGTTGCGTCTGCCTGAGATGCAGCGTCGCTACGTGTGGCGCTCCACCCGCGTCCGCGATTTGCTAGACTCACTTTATCGAGGCTACCCGTCCGGCGCGATCCTGCTTTGGGAGACCGATGGCGACGTCCCGCTCCAGGAGTTCGCGGTCACCCAGCAGGCCACCGCTTTTCAGACCAAGCGCCTTCTCCTCGACGGCCAGCAGCGGCTCACCTCCCTTTCCGCTGTCATTCGCGGCCAGCCAGTGAGCGTGCGCGGGCGCAAAAAACCCATCGACCTGCTTTTTAACCTGGAACATCCCGACCAACTCGCCGTCGTCACCGAGGTGGATGAAAACGGGGGCGACGATGACGACGACGATGAGACCGATATCGACGCACCTGATTCCACGGAGGACGAACTCCAAAAGCGTTTCGACGACCTCGCGTTCGTCGTCTCCACGCGGAAGCTGGAGCAGCTGCCGCACTGGGTGAAGGTGAGCGAGGTTTTCAAGACCGACGAGGACGCCCCTTTTCTGGAGCGCGCCGGCATCAGCAGTTTTAGCGACCCTCGTTATAAAAAATATAGCCAGCGTCTCGCGCGCCTGCGCGCCATCAGAAAATATCCCTATCGGATGGACGTGCTGGAGCGCACCCTCAGCTACGACGAAGTCACCGAAATCTTCGTCCGCGTGAACTCTCTCGGCGCCAAGCTTCGCAGCTCCGACCTCGCCCTCGCTCAGATCACCGCCCGCTGGCGCGGCGCGTTAAAGATTTTTCAAGGTTTCCAAGACACCTGCACCAAGGCCGGTTTCGACTTCGACCTCGGCATCCACCTCAAGAACCTCGTCACCTTCGCCACCGGACAATCACGATTCCTGACCGTCGGCAGCCTCTCCGTGGAGACTTTACAGTCTGGATGGAAAGAGGCGGTCAAGGGCATGGAGTTCGCTCTTAATTTCCTCAAAAATAACGTCGGCATCGACAGTCCGGCCCTGCTCGCGTCGCCCTTCCTCGTCGTGGCGCTCGGCTACTACGGCCATAAACGCGACTACCAGCTCGCCCCCGCCGAGGCGGACCAACTCCGCTACTGGGTCTTGGTCGCCAACGCCAAAGGCCGCTACTCGCGCGGATCGAGCGAGACCTTGCTCGACCAAGACCTCGCCACCCTTCGTCAAGGCGGCGGCGCGCCCGAACTGTTGGAGCGCCTCCGCACCCAAGTCGGTCGCTTGGACTTTTCGCCCCAGGAACTCGAAGGCCGAACCCAGCGCAGTTCGATTTTCAAAACCATGTTCCTTGCCTTCCGTGCGGCCGGCGCGAAGGACTGGCGCTCCAATCTTGCCATCTCGCTCGATCACGCCGGGGCGCAGCACAAGCTCCAGTTTCATCACCTATTTCCAAAGGCGTATTTGAAATCTACCTACATCGCGCGCGAGGCCGACGATATCGCCAACCTGTCCTTCATCGCCGGGAAAACCAACCGCGGCATCAGCGACAAGGCACCCTCCGGCTACCTGCCACCGCTTTTCGCCAAGCTCGGCGCGGAGCCTTTCGCTGCACAGTGCATCCCCACAGACCCCGAATTGCTCGCGTTGGATCACTACAAAACGTTCCTTGCCCAGCGTCGCCAACTCATTGCCGCCCGCCTGAACGAATTCCTCGGTTGCGGAGTTGGGCAATAATCCTGCTACATCCCCTTGCTCAAGAACCTACCGTCTGGTGCCGAGTCTATACCGCATTTTATAATGTCCGACACTGCCCCCACCATCCTCCCCACCTACGCAGCCCCCCCTGTGAAGCATCGGGTGTTTTCTCTCTCGGCGGTTATACCGGCCGAAGTATATTACGCACGCGCCGACGAATTAAAGGAGGCGATGATGGCCCATTTCGAGCATTACGAGCCCCAGCAACAGTGGCTTTTGAATTTAGAAGAGAAGAACGGCGTGCCTCAATTTCACTCGATGAAGCCGGAGGTGCTTATCATGCACACTTTTTGGCATAAATCCCCCGATGGACAAAAACTTGTCGGCTGCGTGGTGGAGCCGGATAAAATTTCTATTATATTAAGAAGCGTCCCCAAACACGTCGAACGCTTCCCGACCTTAAAAACGTGGTCTGAAAAAATCATTCCTGTTTGGGCTTCACTTCTAACCCCTAAAATAAGTGCCGCCATATTGGATTATGCCAATATCCTGAGTCGGGACACGGTGCCTACATTTATCAATGAGAATGGCTCTCTCGCTATCGGGGAATTGCTTACGGTTTTTGCAGGGTTTCCTGGCGAGCATCAAGGTATCGTGCCCCCATACGATTGCACGATGGGCTTGGCTATCGATCCCGAAGCGCATATTTTTTTAAATTTGCGGGTTCGTGGTATTCAGCAACATGTATCCAGTGGTTCGGCTGTTCAGGTTGACCTTCAGGCGCTTAAACGGCCCGGCAAACACGGCTTGACGGCCGCTGAGGCGGTTGACAGCCTTGAACTTTTGCACAAGACAGTAGTGGATAAGTTCGAGGTTGTCTTCACTCCTCGGGCCAAGGCCGCTTTCCAACCTAAGACGCCATGATCGCTTTCACCGCTGGAGTTGCCGACGCGCAGGTTTCCCCCGCTTACGCGGGAGAGATCAACCGTGTTGTGGATCAGCGCATCGTCGGTGGGGGTGGGGCAGATATTGATGCCTCTAAGCTGCGCACGTTCCAGTTTCCTCAGACCATGTTTCCGGTTGATGGAGGCAAAGTTTTGCTGCGCACCTATGAGCCGCTGAAGCTCTTAATGGATGAGCGCTCCGAAACCTTTGTGGTCGAAGGATGGGATATTCGCCTGCGCTGCGATCAAGTCTATGAACTGCCCCGCCACGTCGTGCGGAAGTTTCTAGGCCTGCTTGCCAAGGCTAACGCGCGCACGCTGACGACTTCGGATCAGGTGCAGTGGTTGAGCATCCTTGACCAAGTTGATTTCAAGCAATTCTCAATTGATCGCGCCATGCCGCATTACCTCGAAGGCACCTTGATTTCTCGCCGCCTCGGTCAGCCCGCGATGGTGGAGTGGGCCGATGGCTCGCGCACGTCCCTGCACGCCCGCGTGGCGCTGCCGCTTACTCCGCTGGAACCGGGTGATGATTTTGCCGCGTATGTAAAGCTCGGTAACGACAACGAAGTCGTCTCGATTGAAAGCGTTTCCATGCTCGCTGCCGTATAATAATGGCGTCCGCCAGAACGCTGACTATCACCTTTTGGGACGTTGGCCAGGGCGACTGCTCCACGATCGAGCTACCAGATGGTAAGCTGATTATTATAGATACGGGCAACCGTGGCAGCCCGCTGGTTGATTGGCTAAAAGACAAGCCGCGTGGGGTTCACTCGATTGTTATAACGCACAATGATGCCGACCATGTCGGCGCGCTGCCGTCGGTTTTAGATGCGTGCAAAAGTATTAATCAGGTTTTTATGTTGATGGATCGGCCCGCAGCCAAAGATCCTTTCGCCAAGCTATTCCGTCGTGTGGTCGAAGGTGAGCGTAACGGCTTCTATGGCCTGACTAGGCTGGAGGTTGGGGCGGAAATTTGGGCTGATCCTGCATTGGATGCCCGACTTCACGTCGTTTATCCCTCGATGTCAGCCAACGTCCTCGCGGCAAAACCGAACGCGACTTCGGGAATCATTTGCCTGACCATAAAGAGTAAAACCGAACTCATTTGGCCTGGTGATGCGGCATTGGATTCAGTGTCGGCCACTTGTCACGGCACGAAACCGTATTTTTTGGTCGGGCCGCACCACGGTGCGCCGGAAGGCTATAAAAAACGAGCGACGACCAGCGGCCACTTGCATGCTGTATCGCCCCAGCGGGCTTTTATCTCGGTAGGCACGAAGAATGGCTATTCGCACCCGCGACCCAAATACATCCGGCTCCTTGAGCAAGCCGGAGCGAAAGTTTGTTGCTCGCAACTAACAGTCGCATGTGACCGTCAGCATGTGATGGACGTAAAACGTCCGGTATTGGCGACACACGGTCTGCTTGGCCTAAACCCACCGCGAAGTGGATTTAGCTGTCGCGGTCCCCTGCAACTTCACCTCGGCCCCGACGGCTTCGTCGGTGATGGATGGGACGATGAACATCAAAAGCGCATCGCGTTGCTTCGCCGTCCTCAATGTTTGCGCGGTCGCGCGGTGTTCGATAGGCAACAAGCCGCGACCCTCTGACCGGGCCGACGCTCGCCTACGGCTCGATCTTCGTGTGTGGCCGTGAGGGTGCCTTTAGGATAGCACCTGCGACGGCTGGCGGTCTCTGCGCTGCGCACTTCGCCCGTCCGCGCCTCTAGGTATTGCTCGTCGGCGGGCCGCTGTCCCACGTCCCGTCCTCGCTGCGCTCCACCTTGCGCAGCCGGTGCTTCTCGTCGGCATCCCTCGGGCCGGCCGCTTTTTCGGTTTGGCCATCGGGGAAGGCTCCGCACCGTTCACGACTTATATGTTATAAACCGGTTGACGGATTTTCGCGGGATTCTCAGGTGTTCTAGGGGATAAGCCCCCATGTTCTTTAACACGAAAACATCATCCTGATAGGATGTTGTATCGAATCATTTCCGGGTAAATCAGCCCGGAGAACCGGACGACCGCCATTGAGTGCAACTGTGACAAGTCATTCTTGGCGGAGGTCGAATTGGCCGGTCAATTCCAAATCTGTAGAAAGGTATTTCATTGAAATACGAACTCTATCAGGACGGGCAAAGATATTGGCGTTGGCGGCTTCGCGCTGTGAACGGCCAGATAATTGCCAGTGGCGAAGGCTATGTAAACAAGAGTGACTGCATTAGTGCGGTTAACTTGGTTATGGATACAAACCGCCAGACTAGATTTGTCGAAACCGACAACTAAGGCAAAGGGCACCTCCGTGGAGGTGCCCTTTTTCGTGTCCATCAATTCATACCGCCATTGGCGGCTTCGTTGGCATCAGCGCATTCCGGGGCTTTTTCGTTTCTGGAAATGGAGTCACCCGACCACGAAAGAACATTGTTTCACTAAGCCTCGCGGCCTCGTGCCCATATTCGCCTCGCGGCTTTGGTCGTTTCGGCGTCCGGGTGCCATCCCACTAAATTCGTCTGAGGTTCGGTTGTGTGTCGGGTGAAAATCTTACAGCGCGTCGAGTGCCGCGAGTTCTTGGAGTTCCTCCAAAATCTCCGGATGCCGTTGGTTCAAAAAACGCTTCACCTTTGCGTTATCGAGGAGCTTGCGCACGTATCGCTGGGCCGCTCCGAGGTGCAGGGTGTTTTCGCCGTATTGGTCTTGGAAGAGCCGGAAATCGTGCTCCATCGACTCCATCTCTTTCTCCATGCGGGTCACGTCCTCTGCCGACATGCCGCGCACTTTCTTGGGCTCGTCCGGCTTCACCAGCTGTTCGCGGTTCGTCCCGACCAGCAACGCGCGCACGTAGGAAAAGGTGTAGTTGTTCCCGCTCACCATGAGTTGGGCCATTTCTATTTGCCGGAGCGCCTTCACGTTTTTGAGGAGGCCGAGCGCTCGCTCCGTGATCGGCTTGTCCTTGAGGATCTGCACCGCCTCGTTGTGGATTCCGTCGAGAAGTCGTTTGCGGGAAACGACCGTCTTCACGTCGATGTCGAGGGCCTTGGCAATCGCCGCCTCCGTCACCCCGCCGTCGAGCGCCTTCATGATCATGCGGTGCTCCTGAATGAGCGCGATGCGGCTGATCTTGTCGTTATAGGTGAATGCGTCGTCATCCGTGGACACGAGGCATAGCGCAGTTTCTACTCCGATCTCTTGTAGTGCCTTCACCCGCATATGCCCGTCGAGGAGCAGATACGTGCCCTTCGCGGAGCGGTTGGGATACACCACCAGCGGCTCGACCAACCCAATCGCTTTGATCGACGCGAGCACGGTGCGGTATTTGCCGAAGCATCCATCCGTGGGCTTCACCTGGCGGATCGGCAGGATCGAGGCCAGCGGTAGCTCGATGGCTTTTTTCTCGAACCCAATGCGGACTTTTTTGGGCGTGCTCATCAGGATTGCTGGACGCGTTCGACGATAAATTTGGGCAGCGTGTTCAAATCCTCGGCCCGCAGGAGCGTGCCAAAGTTCTCATCCGCAAGCAGGGCTTTGAAGGCGGCTGTGAGCGACAGGAGCCGCGTCTCGCAGGCTCGTGCCTTCCGCACCATGAGCTTTTGTCTCTGGGTTTCTTGTTTGTAGGCGAGAATCAACCCGTCCGCGCTGGTGCGGCGCCGACGATGCCGCGCATCGGTGCCATAGGTGCGGCCGAAACACTTCCGATGTTCCAAGAGTTTCCGAAAGGTGGAGAGCGTGGACTGACGCAGTTCATTTCGCTCGTAGGCTTCCAAAAGCATCCTTTGCCCTGCCTCGTCATCTGTGCCTGCGATGCTCACCGCAATCGTGATCGGAAGTCGTCCGTGCAGCACCGCGTCCAAGACGCGTTCCTCGCCCTGCGCGAGCAGCTTGAGGATGCCTTGGAGGTAGGCCTCACCGAGGCCGGTCTTGCGGGCGATTTCTTCGAGCGAGTTACCCTGTTCCTGCATCCACTGAATCAGCCGGATTTGATCAATCGCCCGCACCCGCCGGCGCGCGATGTTTTCGACCAGACTCGCAATCAGGCCGTCCTCCTTCGACATCCGCCGCACGAAGGCCGGAATCTCCGCTTGCCCGAGCGCGATGAAGGCTTCGAGCCGTCCCTGTCCGCACACCAGATCATAAGTCGGGTTGCCTTCGTCGTCCGGCTTTCCCTCCGTGACGGTGATAGGCCGCTTGAGGCCGACCGCGCCGATGTTCTGCACGATCTGTTCAAATTTCCGGCGGTCACGGACGCGCGGATTGCCCACCCGCACTGCCTGCACCGGCACCAATATGACTTCTTTTTCTTCGTTGTTTTTCATACCACGTCCTCAATCGAAATCCGCTCCGCCAGAGAGTAGAAGAACCCCAGGTCATCGAACCTGTAAGAGTCGAGCAGCGCATCATTGCACTCCGCCAGTCGGAGCCGCAGAGCCAGCTGATCGAGTGCGGGGAACAGGTAGTAATCTTTGATCGACTGATTCGCCTCATCCATCCGAGCGACGACGGTGATGTCCGGACGGTGGCTTTCCTCGAAGCGCACCAGCCAGCGGGGCGTGCCAGTCGGCGTGCGCAGGCACCGTGACAGCACTAGCGAGACAATCAGCTCTTTATCGAGCACGAGGAGTTCCGTTTCAGGATCGCGCTCCACCTTTACACCGATCTTCGCCAGTTCTGAAATAACCTCCTGCACGACCGCCGGATGCTTTTGGCGGAGGTAGCGGTTGACCTCGATAAACCCAAAGTCGGTTTCTGGCACGTAACCAATCAACTGATAGGCCCGCACCAGGCTCCCGAAGCGGTTGCGAAACGCCGCGCTCGACGGCAGATCTTCGCGCTCATCGATGATGACACCTGAAATGCGCCCATGCTGGCGCAGCACGTCGCGCAGCTTTTCGAGCATCTCCTCATCTGTGTAGCGCTTCGCCCGTGCGATGATGATTTCTTGCACACGGGTGAAATCCTCGGCCGTCACGATAGCCGGGAACGCCCCTGGCACCCGAATCCACATATCCGGGGGGTTCTCTACGTGCTTTCGTTTCAGCTTAAACGAGGTGCGGTGATAGACGTTGTTGCCGAGATATTTTTCGTTCGTGAGCAGTTGATGCACCGTGCCCCGCGTCCACGCGCGCCCGAGGTCGGTTTTAAGGCCGCGCGCGTTGAGCCGGTCGGCAATCTCCCGCTCCGTCATGACCTCATCGAGAAAGGCGCGGTAGACCCCGCGCACCGTCTCCACCTCTTCCTCCGGCCCGAGCGTGAGCACGACGCGATCCGTCTGGAGGCTCTTATGTTCGCCCACCGCGAGGACGCCTTTCGGTTGCCCCGCCTGATCGATCAGCATCCGCCGCAGCCCGTAGCCGGCCGTGCCGCCCTGCTTGAATCCGAGTTGAATCAGCCGGCAGGCCCCTTGAAAAACCTTAGTCGAGAGTTCGCGGCTATACTCGCCGGCCATCGACCGTTTCACGCTCTTGATGATGTTCGATGTAGGTGAACCATCGTTCTCGAACTGCTCCGCGCAGTAGTGGACGGCGATGCCCGCGCGCTTGCAGATATATTCGTAGTAGCCGCTCTCGTCGGCGTCCTGGAACCGGCCCCACCGGCTGACATCGTAGGCGAGGATGCACTTGAAATCGGTGTTCCCCGCTTCGACCTCGGCGATCATCCGGCGCAGGCTTTCACGCCCTCGCACGTTGAGACCACTTTTGCCGGAGTCCTCGAAAACGCGGACGATCTCCATGCCCCGGCGGGCCGCATATTCCTTGATCCGGTCGAGTTGGTTCTCGGTGGAATACTGCTGATGCTCCGTGGACATGCGGACATAGGCCGCCGCTGGCATTACGGCAGTGTTTGGCCCAGGGAGCGGGAATTGCGTTGGCCCGCCCATGACTACGCGCAGAGGTGAAGATTAGTGAGGCTCGCGGAGATGCGGGGCGCTTCCGTTGACGGTTGAGGTTGAAAGGGCGGCAAGGATGGCATTTCCGCCCACCATGATTTCGCGTAAGTCTCTCGCGATGGTCTCTTGTAACGCATCGCCACCCAAGCGCGCGATGATTCCAATGAGGGCAACGACTTGCGGCGGCCAGGTATCTTGTAGCGCACCGAAGGAATCTCGTAACGCAAACTCCGCGAGCACCGCCCTGAGATCGGGTTTCACATCGTTCGCAGGCGTGACGGCACCGGAACGGCGCCAGTAGCCGGGATGGCTTTTACGCCAGTCCTTGACCCGGTCGGCGGCGATCTGGCCGGCATGATAGGACTTGTTCTGACCATCGCGCTCCCAGCGCTTTTGACTGTGCCGTTTGCTCCGTCGCCGGCACTCGACCCGAGCGCAAAACCGCTGCCGCCCGGCGGCACGAGGTTCAGGAATAAAAGGAGCACCGCACGCGGCGCAGCGAGGAGGCAGATTCGTTTTTTTTCGGTGTGGGTTTCACGATGCCGTGCCGCATGTGCCATGCCCATTCCACACGCCAAACCGGGCCAAATTATTTGCCACAGATTTGTCAGCCAAGACGTTTTTAGCTTCACTTCTCCAGTATTTCGCGCACGCTAAATCACGTTCTAACTTACTATATCACAACATAAAGCACACTAAACGAAGGCTTTCTGTTGTTCTCCGGCCAGAGGTTCGAATCCCCGTGGGGACGCCACTTTTAAAACCCGCAACTTCTTAAAAAGTTGCGGGTTTTTTGTTGGTCGCGCCGAGGTTGACAGGGCAGGCGACGGGGCGGAAAAAATGCCGGTTTCCTATGAAACGTGTAAGCGTTGCTCTCTTATTGTTTATCACCGCCGTGGTTCCCGCTTGGGCTCAGTCGGTCGAGACTCCTGCGGCCAAAAATACCGCGCCCGTGGTCGCCACGGGCACGACGACCGATGCAGGCACCCAAGGCGCTGCGGCCATCCACTCGGGCGCGGTAGTGGTTCCGCGCACGCCGGACTTCCTGGAGCAGTTGGTGGACTCGATTCTGGCGCTTTTCAACGTGCGCAGCTCGGGCAACACGTGGCAGCACTACGCGGTGGCGGGCACGTTGCTGGTGGTTTTTTATCTGCTGCGCCGCGTGGTGACGCTGTGGATTTTCGGCTTCCTCAAGA